ATCCCTTAGAATACTTATTATTTAAAGAGAAGTATTCAATATTAGCTCTATATCATAGCCACATCACAGGAGATGAGGAGCCGTCAGAATTTGACATGGAAATGTCTGAGAATTCTTGTCTCCCATTTTTAGTTTTTAGTCTAAATACTCAAAAAGTTCACATTTATGAACCACAAAATTCAGATTCAGATGTAAATACATTAGAAAGGATAAAGGCTTTACTATGACTAAGATATATTTACATGGCATTTTAAAAAAAGAATATCAAGAATTCTTTTGTTTGAATCTAAAAAATGCTGCTGATTTGATAGATGCAATAGATTGTAATAGGCAGGGATTCAAAGCAAGAATAGTTGAATTGCAAAATAAATGTTTTTTTTATGATATAATTGTAAATAAAAAAAGAATTAAATCACTTCAAGATTTAACAGAAAAACCTAAAAGAATTGATTTAGTGCCAGCTATAGCAGGATCTGGACCTTTTACGCCACTTTTCGCAGCTATCGGAAAAATAGCGGCGGGTGTAGGCGCGGCAGTAGTTAAGGCAGTGAATGTGGTAGGCACGGCAATTGGAAAAGGTTTTACGGCAATAGGTCAAGGTATTAGCAACACTTTTGGGGCTGGAGCAGCAGGTGGAGCTGGAGGCGCAGGTGCGACGGCAGGAGCGGCAGCAAAAACTGGGGGCATATTCGCTAATGTGGCAAAATCTGTAGGCTTAGCAGCGGTTGCCTCTTTGCTTGCGCCAAAGCCAGACTTAGGATTACCAGCTCAACAGGAAGTCTCCGCGATGGCGAACGCTTATACTCAGTCGTATATATTTTCTTCAAAAAATAATTTAGCTCAACAAGGTTCTTTTTTGCCAATTGGTTATGGCAGACTAAAAGTAGGATCTGCGGTAGTTCAAACATCAATAAAATCTTTTCCTTTGATTGTTCCAGATGAAACAGCTTTACAAGCTAATACATTTATATCAAAAAGCGCACTTGGCACTCCAATAACAGCAAACTCTTTTATATCTTAATGAAACATATAGATAAAAAAATAAGATTTGCTGGGGCAAATTTTAAATTACAAAACGCTAGATATAGGCGACAGGTCGGCCTTCCTCCATTGGCTGGCGCAGGTACAGCTGGTGCTGGAGGTGGTGGCGGTGGACCAGTTTTTAGACCTCCTAAACTTGGAGAGATGCAATATGGGGCATCATATAGTTTTTTAGAAACCTTAGATTTGATAAGTGACGGCCCAATACAGGGTTTAGTAAACAAAAATGGTGAAGTTGTAAATGGAGAACAGATGCTTCAGGGGATTTACTTAAATGAAACTCCAGTAGCAGTAACTCAAAAAAACTTTGCAGCCGCAAATATCCAAGAAAATTCAAGCACAGTAGGGTCAGTAACTGGGGCAATTCCATTTACTGGAATGTTTGATCACTTATCTAATTCGAACTCTGATGATTTAATAGTAGCTCCAGAGGGTCAGCTTACAAATTTTACTGGGAAAGCGGGAACTGAAGCTCCTAATTGGTCTCAGATAAATAGTGATGAACATGGGGATATTCATACATTTAACACTAATTCAACAGTGCCTCATGGATTAGTTTATGGAGGTGTTGCTCGTTTATTTAAAGATGACAAAAGCACTACACTTGAAGGTTCAATTGTTAGTGTTAAAAACGATTTTCCAAGATTTGGACTTTACATGGGGAACGGTGATGACAACTTTGCGGATAAGATACCTAAAGCTGTTTTAATTAATCAACAATTAACTGGTCAATATGGTGGTGTTGCTAGCACTTTAGAACGTAAAAATTCCAGCTCAAAACAAGCTAATTATAAAAGTTATTTAGTATACTCAGATTTAACTGATATATCAAAATCTATTAATACAACTGACCAGTCATTTGGAAGTGGTGGCACTATTACTTTTCTCAACGGCGTTTACACTTTAACAGACAGAGTCAATGGCTCTATTAGAGAAGTAAATAACACAAAAATAACTAATAATGCCACTGAAATTTTTAGAGTAGAATTTACTATTTTTGATTATGTAAAAGGCGGTATTAAAGTCCGTGCTCCATTTCATATGAATAATGCAGACGCAGCGCAGAGTAATGGTACTTTTAGTTTTACTGCTTTAGGAGATTGTGGAGATGAGGACAATCAGCTTTCACTGCAACTCACATCAACTAGCACCTTTAAAATCAAAGATATTTTTATTTACAACGTAAGTGAAAATGGAATCCCAACGAATTACACATCACTAGTTTCTTTTGGAAATCAAGTCGCTAATGGCCTTAATTTTGAAAGATTATCAACTGAAACTAATAAAACATATAACTTTTTTTCTAAAAACAAAGGACAAACCAACGATAAAAATTTTGGTTCAGGCGCTTTCAAGTTAGCTCAAATACTAAGTGCTGAATTTGTAAAATTAGTAAACCTAAAAATAGAAGCTAACAAAAAATTAAATGCAGGTGGCAAATATCAAGTAGATTTAATAGATAAAGCTCTCAATAATTTAGAAGGTTTATTAAAAACAAAAAAAAATAATAAATTCACAATAGAAACTGTTGTCAAATCAAATTGGCGAGATGGCCTCATGAATTTGTTGATGACCACAGATAAAGAAATCTTCATAGCTTATAGACCGATAGAAACTCAAGCTGGTTTAAATTTTAGTATTCTCGATCCAGATGGCCCAGTAGAAACAATAGATGGCTTTGATTATAAACCTATCATTGATTACTCTTTTAGATTTCAAACTTCTGATGGGCAAGATTTAACAACATTTGCTAACGCTAATAGCGAATTAGAAGTTTTTGATTTTCTTGTGCCAGAGATAGGCTTAGATGGTGTTTTAACTCAGAAAGTTCATGGTTTTTATTTGTTTTGTTTAAAAGACAAGTCTGCAAAATCTTCAATACTAAAAAGTCGCGGTAAAAATCAAGCGTATTCTTTTCAAACTGAAAAAAGAGGCGTTAGTAAAAAATTAGTTGATAGGATAAAAGATATATCCACTATAAAATATAAAGAAACCGCCGCTATATCACAGTCACAAATTAACTTTAATCAAAAATTTAATTACTCTAATGTGCTCGCAGAGCTAAAATTAGGCACTGAGGATCAAAGCCCTTTTAAGTTTTTTAATCAAATTTATATTGATAAACCTTATGATAGTTTTCTTTACGGACCTTACAGAGTAAACCCAGAGTTTAAAGTTCAAAGAATTGTATCTGATACTAGTGCATTATCAGAGTTTGATTTTAATTTGACTATTCCAGAAACTGGGATTGAAGGTAGCACTGATTTAAGAACTGGAACTGCTTTAGCAGATGACTCAACTAATTTTTTGAATTACTCTGACTGGGCCGATGGATTAAATCCTAGTTTTGATGAGTTAGCATCCCCAATAACTCATACTGTTTACAATCCTAATGTTGAAGAGGTTTTTGTAACTTTAGATATACAAACTTTAAGAGATACCTTACATACAGAAATTAAACCTTCGGCTTTATCAAATGAAGACGATCCAGCAGATAGGAAATTAGGGGCTGGTGTTAATTATCCTGCTTTGCTAGAAGTTAGAATAAGCACTGGTTTAATAGACCCTAAAACTAATCAAAAAACAAGAAATGGAGAAGTTAGGGATTATCATTTTGTCGCATTAATTAACTCAAGTGTTTTAGTTGATTTAGGTAACCCTGAAAGTTCTCCCACTGATTTTCCTTGGGTAAAATTAGATTCTTTTCAGGGTGCATCAGTTGAACAGAATAAAATAAATACTCCTATTAAACTACCCCCAGCGATTAGAGTTGGAGCTGCTGGAGTAGGTGAGGGTAATGAGGAAGTACCGCATAGATTTGTTGAGGTTGAAAAAATATCATGCGAAACTAATTCTGTTTTATTAGCTAGAAACGTAGTTTTATCAAAAGTCAGTGAAATAATACCTGTAAATTTAAGTTACCCTTTCTCAGCTATAGTGGGCACTAAACTTGATTCTAGGTCCATAGATGGAGTGCCAGTTAGAAACTTTGACTGTAAATTAAAATTAGTAAAAATACCAAGTAATTACAACCCCACAAAATTAAACGGCGAAGATAAAAGATATTATTCGTCTGAGGATGACTTTAATAATACTTCTGAGGCAGATAAAAAAGTTTATGATGGAGATTGGGATGGAACTTTTCATGAAGAATTAAGATGGACCGATAATCCAGCTTGGATTCTTTACGATCTACTAACAAATAAAAGGTATGGTTTAGGTGAGCATGTAGATGAAGACACCATAAATATTTGGGAGTTATATAAAATTGGCAGGTTTTGTGATGCAGTAAATGATGATGGAGTTTTTGTTGGGGTTTCAGATGGTCAAGGTGGACTTGAGCCTAGATTTGCTTGCAATATTATGTTTAATAATAATGAAAAAATCTATGATGCTCTTTATACAATAGCGGCACTTTTTAGAGGTAGTATATTTTTTGCCGATAACCAAATAAATTTTGTAGATGATAGACCTAGATCTCCAATTTGTTTGATTACAAATGAGTCAATTAAAGGCGGTATGTTTAACTACTCCAATAATAGAAGAGATGAAATATATAATACTGTAGAAATCACATATAATGATAGATTTGATGACTTCCTACCAAAAATAGAAACTGTTGAAGATGAAGAGGATATAAGAAGGAGAGGTGTATTCAAGACTAGAATTCAAGGGGTAGGTATGACTTCAAGAGGGATGGCTAGGAGAGCCGCAGCTCACCTATTGTTTCATAAAGTAAATGAAAATCAAACAATCACATTCCAAGCTGGACTACCAAGCTTACTATACAGACCTGGAGATGTCATAGAAGTTCAGGATGAATTAAAATCAAACTTAATAAACTTCGGTAGAGTTTTAGCTGTAGACGCAGATAAGCAAGAGATTAGAATTAGTAATGCTTTTGACAACACTCAAATGAGTGGCCGTTTGACTATTTTCAATCCTACTGGGATTGATACGATTACAGATCTTAATACTATAGCTCAAAAAAATAGAGAAAGAACAAAATCAAGTTTTAACATTAGCGGCGACTTAGCGAGTTCAAGCTCAACTGCTGTATGGACAGCTAATTTTACGGGTGATTATAATTTTTCTGGATATAGACAAGGATATACAGGGACTGAGGGTGGTTTTGAGGAATATGCAGCTTACACTGGTACTGGTTCTA